GTGTAATCACTAGATAAACACCTTCTGTTGGGATATCATTCTCTTGAAGATATACCATCCAGTCTTCGCAATCTTGTAGTACCTTTAACGCAGCGTTTGTTCGCTCGTTTGCAGTACTAGCAGCACCTGTGAAGGTACCTGCAGCAAGGTTACCAGTAACAGCATTATTACCAAAGTGTACATACTCATCAACGGAAGCAAACGGTGCCTTAGGTGTAAGTCCCCGAGCATCGCCTGTAACCGCAGCTTCACATGCAGCTCGCATAATATAAACAGCAATCTGCTTATCTCGTGCATTAGCTAATGTCATGCCAGCTTGACGAGCAAGCTCCGCACGGTATTCCCATTGTGTTTGCATCAAGTCAATGTTATCCAACTCAAAGTGAGCAGCCATAGGACGTTTATCCAATTTAACTTGGAAGGTTGTCGCTGCGGCGTTCTCACCACCGATTAGTTCTTCACCAGCTCCCCATGCAGACTTAAGTCCCACGGTACCAGTGATTGGAAATTCCATTGTTGTTCCACTAGAGATAGTTTTTGAGTCTACCATCCCTGAAAATTTATTGTATTGATCGTAAGCGTGGATTACTTCTCCCGACCAAATCGGTAGCCAGAGCTTACCGCCTGTTGTATTTGAGCCAGAGACTGCATCTGTTGCAGCAGTAGAGGTTCGATATACGAGTCCTTCTCCTGCCGCTTCAAAATTTGTTCCGCCCGGTCCATCATAAGCCATGATGTTCCTCCTTATTTAAAAGTTTTAGTATTATAAAAAATTACATAGAAATACTAACACCCTTAAGGATTATTCTTTCGAGTCCTTTCGTCGTGTGGCTCTGTTTAGTTCACTATACACCGACCTCGTTAATAAACGAGGAGTGCTTCGTACTTAAAACGTCCCCCTATTTCCTTTATGCAGGCAAACTGTTAAAGTCTGTACGCAGCATTCTCTGCTCCACAGCCTGTCGGAACTGGGGCTCCAGTTTAAACCGAGGGTTATTGCGGTCTGCAGTGAATTCACGCTTAGTCCTATAAGCAGTAAAGCCTGACTCAGATCCAGACACTTGCTGTAAACCTTGAACCTGAGTAGGCTCTTGGTTTTTAGCAGCTTGTGCCGAACTTTCGTTATACATAGACGCTAGTCCCCGTAATGTTACTTCATACGAGGGGCTAGACAGTCCCATGTTAATTTGTTGTTGTTGTTCTAGGCTAAGTGTTGTCTCCGCCCATTCAAAAATATCTTGTAACCGTTCTTTACTACCGACAATATCAGAAGCCTTAGAGAAAGATTCTCTACGCTTAGCCTTTTGTCCCGTAATAAAGTCATCAACTACAGCTTTAGGAAAGCCAGTAGTATCCATTATTTCGTTTACAGTAGATTCAGACATCTCGCCTGATACAGCTAGCTCAGCTGCCCATTTATTCCATATATCTTCTGTTAGTTTAGGAGGGGTTACCTCAGCCGGTGGTTCAATTTTAGCTGGATCTAGCCTAAGCTCTTCTGCTCTAGTGAATTCTTTTGTTGGTTCACTAGTTACTTCAGGCTGCGGTCTTTCAATAGCCGGATCATAATTAGGATTAACAACCCCGCCCTCTTCATACTGTTCCTTAAGAGAAGCAATCTCTTGCTGCCCTCTAGTATAGTTACCTTGAGCTTCCTTAAGAGAATCAAACCAATCACCCGCTGTTTTAAAGTTAGGTGGAATTGGTTCGCCGCCGTCTTGTACATACTTCTCAAACATTACACGCTCTCGTTGAGCATCTATTTGTTCTTTAGGAATAGTAAGACTTTCCTTTTCCAATTCCATTAGTCTCTCTTGAGACTGTGTTGCTCCAGGTATCTCCTGGTAATCTTGTTTTTGTTCATCCATTCATTTATCTCCTTACGATAATTCTGTACCCCAGAGTCAAAGGATTTTGATCAAGAGACTTACGCCCCCTGATATAACCATAGCAATACCTGCAGCCCACGTAGCTGCCTTAGTTTGAAGTATCACTATATTCTTTTCTATTTTTGATAGTCTTTTATCAACCATATCCAATCTGTGATTTGTTCTTTCTAGCTCGTTAATAACCAGTCGTTTATATTGATCCCATCCGTTAGAGCCAGGATGGCGAGTCCCCCAAGGATCTTCAGTCATTACGCTCCTCCTACTCTTGTTAATATATAGTTATTATTCATCTACTTTAGGACCTTCCCCATAATATTCATGTGTTGAAGGTAAAGTTAAATTATATTTATGAGCGAGATATCCCTCTGTCCTTTTTACATTAGTAAGATCAGATACTTCACCACCGCCAATAGCATCGTTTACAAAAATAAGCTCTGCAAAATCTGCGTTAAACCCACCGTCTGTACTGCTGTCTTTCTTTCCAATCCACGGCTCGGAAAGATCATCAAGATCTTCAGTGACAGCACGATCAGAAACTGCTTCGTCTTCACGAAGGTCGGTAAGACCTCGAAGAAACATATAACCACCCTTTCTTCCAAAGGAACATATAAGATAATCCGCCGTCTGTGCCCCTCCTCCTTCTGTAAGAGAGCCCGCAGTTAACCCCGAGCCATAACCAAACGTCACGTCCTTATTAGTTGAGGTCCAGTCATGGCTCAAATAGAAGGCATTTTCTTTACTTAATATATATTCAATTTCATCTGAATCAGTTGTAGGTCCTTGCAATAAGATACAGCAGAACCAATTACTGGTTCCTACGTTCCAGTCTGTCTCATCTCTTACCTTATAATAAGGAGCCAGTTCTGGTAGCGAAGAGTTGTAGCTAAATGCTAACCCATTTAAACCACGGTAAGTTTCCGTAAAAGAGGCTGTTGTTCCTCCTGTCGCACCCGCACCAGCGTCGGCAATAGTCGATCTATTCTGCAGCTTAGTACATACTAGATCGTCATCTACATCGTGATAGAAAGACTCAGGGCTGAACCATGTCTCTAGACCTTCTAGTTCAGCAGGAGTCCATAGATTTTTTTTATTAAAAGCCCACTCATCCTGATAATGGGGAGGAGGACTAAGATTTCTATAAGTTACCATGTTATCACGCACCTCTTGAATGTAAGCGCGAGATCCTCGTCCAAGTAAAGTAGTTTTATTCTCTCTGAGGATACAGTTTGTAGTTGTTAAATCATCTCCGCCTATTATATCCAGAGTAAATGAATTATTCGATCGAAGACCTATAGTAGTTTTTTGTGCGACAGTAGTAACAGTCAAGGTAGGAAATTTTGATGAGTGGTCTTCAGAACCATAGTTTGCAATAGCTGCATATCCTGGCGACTCTGCCATAAAGATCATTATCCGTAATATACCGTCTCGGTTTTCAATTGCATCAACAACCAGTTCTTTGATATCTACCCTCTGATCGCCCGACTCATCCCCGACTGTCATCGATGTGTACACAGCTTCTGTCGTAGAATAATCACCGCCCGGAGTATCCCAACTCTCGCCATCAGCGTACTCATCCCAAGTGGCTTCCGCTTCAACAAACGCTTGCGTACATCGTGCTAAAGTTAGTTCTTCTTGTGCAGTGCTGCCCCATTCAGTCATTACTGTAAGAAGCAACTCAGCCTCAACAACTTCATTATTCTGAACGTTCTTCTCGAATTGTGAAACATCAAACTCAATCCAAGCATTACCGAAAGTACCGCCACTAGTAGTTGCCCAGCCAATTTTTAAAGAAGTATATCCTCCGTAATTTGCATCAGAATCATCACTCCACCCCCTTGTTGATTGGGTCGCTTGAAGAGTAGTACTTACGCCCTCACATATATCTTTATCTGTACTCATATTTAATAAGCGTAAAAGGCTTGATGAGTACCTGATGTACCTATCACTGCGTTATTTTCATTAATAACTATTCGAGCATAGGGCGCAGAATAACTTGAGAAATCGTAATGTGTTAAATAAACAGCACCAGTATCCAATTCTACATCATCAGATAGTATAACTCCCTTAGTCCAGTCAGTTCCGTTATGAGAAAACTGCATCGTTAAGTTTGGACGAATAGCAGCAGCTCCGTTAAGAAAATAAGAAGGAGGGTTAACTGAACAAATGTCATTAAAGTCAGTAGCGATTGCGGTGTTTCCTGCAGTACCTGTAGTTACCTGAGTAATACTTATTACCCCTGCACCCGGTCCTAACGCGACTGTAAATCTTGTATCCTTATGTCCATGTGTAGTATCTTCAATAGCAGCTAATAAATTTGAAGCTGTTAATGAAGCAGTAGTACCTGGCTCAAATTCGTTCTTACTAACAGTTCCTCCGTCAGTACCCGAGCCTCCTGTAAATCCTACAACCGCTACCATATCAGCGCCACCAGCTATCTCTGTCAGTACAGTGGCAATGTTACCAGCTGTACCTCTTTGATCCATAGTAAGAGTAATCTGGGTAGCAGAGCTTCCTTCAGTTGCAGTAATACCAGTAACTCCTGTTGTCCCGTTACCCGAGGTTGCAAAAGCAATCCTTGAATCGGTAGTTCCATTAATAGCTTTTATAATTAAGTCAGTTAGTAAGGCATCACTAGCCACGCCACTAACACCAATACAGATTTGATTAGCGGCAGCATCTACAGTACCCACTGTCTGATCTTCATCCAAAAGTATAGTTGTTGTTCCAGCTTCACAGCCAGCAGCAGTAGTAAGGTTTGTAAAGTTACATCCTTCATTAACTGAACTTCCATTAACGCCAGCTAAACTAAGACCATCTACACAAGTTGCCTTAAGATTATCTTTTATAGTATAAGTACGAGTCTCTCCATCAGCAGAAGTAAGAGTAATATACTTACCATTAGGAGTTCCACTTGTTGTACTAGCCGTAGCATCAAATGTAAATGTACATACCCCTCCAACCGCCGCTGTTCCATTAGTATATAGAGTCACGGGATCTACACCTATTACAATATCTTTAAAGATATTATCGGTAGCCGTATTAATGCCGACATGGGTTATACTATCGGTCGTCGTAGAAAGTGTAACTGATGCAGACTCAGCTGTTGTCTTTACTCTCCTGCCATTAACGGTTGCACTAGCAAAAGACTCCGTTGCACTTTGTTTAGCCATATTAACTTACTCCTTGTTCCATCATTTGTTGAATTCCCTGACCACCCGTTTCTTGTATATCTTGCATAGCTAACTCAGAAACACCCTGAGTTAGAGCTTGGTTAACACCAGCCTGAGCTTGTTGCTGCCCTTGTATAGCACCTTGCTGCTGTTGCATAGCCATTTGTTCTTCTTTAACCTGATCCTCACTCTTAATCCATGTATCAGGAGCAAAGCCTAGAGCTGTTATAAGAGCCTTACCATAAGAGTCCCATTTGAACATAGCCATAGCTTGTTCTGGTAAGTTCCTCACCATCTCTCCCATCTGCATTAGCTTCTGGAGATCTGAATCTCTACTCAATGCTTGTAAGCCCGTTACTATTTCTATATCTAATAGCCCATCTTTTTCGAACATCTCTTTTAAGCGCTCATCTATAGCACCGTCAGCAATCATTAAGAACATTGCTCTTTGAACTATAGGTCGCATTAGCTCCCTAGCAATCGAAGAGAAAGCTCCGCCTAATACATGCTCTAGTTCTTGTCCAATCATACGTACAGCTGTTGCTGTAACGCGATCACCTTGTGGCATACTAGCTGAGTCCATAAGGAATGCCTTACCTAGCTCTTGTCTTAATATGTTAACACCTTGTTGAGTTGCTTGTATCTGAGGAGACATAGTTTCGGCTGGAGATATAGTAAACACTTCTCCTTGTCTGGCTGGAACCCACGCTCCAGTAGGAACAGAGGTTATATCATCTAACTCAGTCATACCAGCAGGATCAACAGCCATCCAGAATAAAGAGGAAGCTGTTACACCGTATATTAATCCTTCAGTGAAAGCCTCAAGTGCTTTAATGTCGCCAATATTATCTTCAATATGGGAACGACCATAGTTTTCGCCAGCAACACTAGACCATCTTAGGGCTATATAAGGCAGTACCTTATATACACCGCTATCTATAATCTTTCCTTCTTCATCTTGTTTTTCTATGTCCCATGTACCATCTTCATTACGAGTACTACGAACATAGATTTTTTTATATCCCTTCTTCTCAGAACTATCAGTCATATAAGAGTCAGCAGTAGTGGGGTCGTCTTCTTCTTCAGGTATAGATTGATACTCTATAAAGATAAGTTCATCTATCTGTCCATAAACATCACGCCTACAAACATACCTATCAAGTCGAATTAATCTAAAATTAAAATCATCATCCATCACAACTAATATATCACCCACTACTATAAGGTGTTGTAATGCTTGGTATATAGTTTCTCTTAAGTTAGCTGATGATAGTTTATTAAACACCTGATAACTTAAAGCATCCAAATAAGAATAAATATCAGCATCAGGCTCAACACCTGTCTCTAATTCAAACTTAAAGAAGGGCATATCATTAAGCGGTAGCAATGCGCTAAGCATCCTACTCGCCATCGATGTTACACCTTTAGTTGCAACTGAACTAAAAGGCTGAGGCAGTGCTTCTTGTTCGGTCCACCCTTCTGGCGGTAATAGTGTTGGTACTGATAAGGCGGCGAAATACCTAGATCGTTCTAACTTAGATGTGCGTAAAGCATCTAGCTTTTTAAAGCGATGACTTATTTCCATTAGATACTTGGACCTGAACCAGCGCCGCTAATAAGATTAGCCCACATATTACTACCGCTGTATATTTGATCTATATCCTCACCTACAGCTCCACCCTGGGCTTCCGCTTCATCTGCTACTTCTTCTTGTTCAACTTGCAAAGACGCTAGTCTAGCTGCTTCTTCCTTTTGTTCTCTAAGGGCTTTTCTTTCAGCTATACCCTCAGACCATTCTCTTTCGTCCATAGCCATTTGACGAGCGAAGCGTTGATCTTCTCTAGCTTGGCTCTGTTGCCACATAAATTCTTCTTTTCTCTCGGCTAGTGAAGGAAGCTGTGTTCCTCCGCCTCCGCCACCTCTACTAAAACGATATATTGTCATTATACTCCTCATGCTGGCCTACTTCTTAGACCAGAGCCTGCTCGTAAAGCAAGAGATAAACCTGCAGGTTTAGGAGAACCTCTATATCCTGACCTAGTACTACTTATGCGAGTACTGCCGCCACCTTTGATATCCCCCATGCCACCACGTTCAGATATAACTCTTGATATATTAGCAGAAGTATCCGCGGATCTTTGTTGAGCTTGGGAAAAGGCCTGCTTTCTATCCGATAGTATTTGTTCTTTTCGCCTACCTAACCTAGAAGAGGCTGCTTGAACAAGCCTAGCCTTTTTGTTTTCTTTTTCTCGAAAGATTCTAAATGCTTCTGCCTTTTTCTTTTGTTCTAGTGCTAAACGAGCCTCTTCCTCTCTTTGCCTGCGAGCTGCAGCTCTAGCTCCTGTAGCCCAGCCAACAGCTTTATTCCACATATTACTCAGCCATCCAAACTCAGGATAGCCTGTCTCTGGATTAATAGAGTTGGTAGGATCTCCCACGGTATGTGAAGCTAACCCTTCTTCACCTAAAAATTCTATAAGTATGTCAGATATTTCCATGGCTACTTCTCCTGGAATAATGACTTCTCCTGGAGTAAGATGAGCTAAGATTGTATCTCCGCCTCGACCGGCTTCTTCTGCTTCCGCCATAGGAGGCATTCCACCACCCATAGGAGGAGCACCACCCATAGGAGGAGCACCGCCACCCATAGCACCCATCATGGCTGCTGGATCCATACCTGCCATCATCTCTTCCATACCCATGTGATTATCTCCTTTGTTTTGTTTGTTGTTCTAGTATAAGACTCATTCTCTTTATGATATCTCTTTGACCTGATCTAAAAATAGCGGCTGAATTAAAATCAGTTATACTATCACCCTCATTATATTCAAGTGGAGGGAATTTTTCGTTTAGAAACTTTAGTAGTTTTTCCTCTATTACAGGAAGACTTTGCCAATTCTTCAATAGTATTCTCCAGTTCTGTTATCCTGTTATCAAAATCTTTTACGAGTAATAAGTAATCAGCAGGAGTAACAGCACCATTGTGTTCTACCCTAGCATAACTAGCTCTCATTTGTTCACTTCTCATTAGTTTCTCCTATAATATCCATGACTTCACAAGACCCGCCTACACAAGCCATTGATTGTGAGCTTATGGTATTATCTTCTTGTTCATATTCTTTGAGTAATGCCCAATCTATACTGGTTGGCATTTCCTCCATTAATTCCATATACAATTCTTCTTGAATTTCTTCAAACGGTAACTGATCTCCGTGACAATGTACCTTAGGCATAAAAGCTATGCCTGATACCCAATCCCAGTTATCCCATACCCACTGACCCACACCTAGAAAGTTACTGTCTGTATAATCTACAGTAATACTAGGCTTATGCTCACACCAATGTTTCTGATATGTAAGCCATAGATTAAGGTGATTTATTGGATCATAATCTTCATAAGTAGTTGACTCGTAAGGAGCCTTAGAAGGGAAAGAGAATATAGTAGTATGATTAGGATTATTAGCACAAGGTTCGTTAGAAATACCAGAGTCAATCATAAATTGACAGAGTGGATTCTGTGTATCTATCCGTACTCTTCGTATATAATAAGTAGAGTATCTAGGATGCAGACCAGACGATGTATTAGCCACACAAGATGTTGTGCCAGATGGCTTACAACAAGTTACTGATTTAGAAGGATTAATTCCTAGCTTCTCAGCCCATTCTTCATTAGTTGATTTAACTACAGCCTTAAGTTCGGCAAGTGTTTCGTTTAATTCTTCACCGAGCGTACACATAAATTTATTATCAAACACACCAGTAAAGGAAACACCGAGAAGACACTCGTCTTCGCAATTTTGTTTCCATTCGGAATCCAAGTAGTTAAACTTTGTACAAGCTGATTGGATAGTTCCAAGTATAGCAGCTTGTTTAACTTTAATTCTAAGGGTAGCCCTATTATCATAGGGTCTAACAACAACCTCTGATAAATTACAGAATTGTTTAGGTCTTAATATAATCTCACTACAGGGGTTAGTACCCCATTCACAAGTTGTTCTACCAGCCATCTCGGCTATATTATTCATAGCTTCTCGATTACATATACCACGCTCACCTGAGTGTGACTCATAAAGAGTAGTCCACTCTTCTAAGAACCTCTCTAACGTAGGCTTGCTAGTATAAACGGCTGAGTTATTAGCCAGTGCTCTTTGTTTCTCTTGCTCCCACCAAGGACCTGACTTAGCCTTAGCCATAGATCTATCATCGAGATCTGATAAAGAGATTAGAGCTGATCGCCTAACGCCACCAGCTATCACAATCTCACCTGTCATGCAGACTATATCATGTACCTCTAGGGGGGTAAGCTTACGTCCTTCAGCAGAGTAAAACAAATTGACCACATACTTGAATAATCTTTCAAGTGGTTCTGGTCCTGATGCTTGTCCACCAAACGTCTTTAATCTAGCACCCTTGGGGCGAACTTGAGATACATCCCAAGTCGGATGGAATCCACCATATAGTGTAGAAATCAAAGCCTTGAATGCGTCAGCCCATCCCCGCCTAGAGTCTTTTACTGTTATAACTACCGTATCGTTCCTGATAATAGAAGGAACAACGGGTAATAATTCTATTTCTTTTGATTCACAAGAGAAGCCTACACCTGTACCGCAGCACAGAATATATAGTATATCAGAAAAACTTCTTATTGTATTTATTGGAAGGTAAGAGCAGTTGTATAGGCACGTATCGTCTACCTCTGCCGCAGCTCCGGCGGTCATGAGTGCTCTCATAGATGGGAAGACATCTAGGTCCACGGTGGACTGTCGAATTTCTTCCCAAACGTCGCCTTGTATCACAGGAAAACGGCTTGCGAAGTAGTTGTAATAACGATCTACACATTCTTCCCAAGACTCTCTCCTACCCAGGTTTTCCACCCATTTACAGTAACTTCTAGTTACCACGAACTTTTGAAACTGATCCATCAATACTCCTTGTTCTTATAACCCATCTTTAGGGGTCCATAATCTTATAGTGTCGGTCTCTTTATCATAATCATCATGTGATAATATCCTAACGCACTGACCCATAGCTGTACAAAGGTCATCAACGCCATGTTTATTTTCCGGTACATGTTTACCGTCTGTATAGAGCGCAATAATATTAGAGTGCCACTCCTCAACATTCCACTCGTCAAGTAATTTCTCTGCCCTCTTTCTACCTATACGCCATAAACCAGGGAGACCATCAGTAGAATCACCAGCCATCCACTGAGTACAGAACCACCTCTCTGCGTCGTCATCAGAGATAAGCACTGGTTCATCATCCTTATCGGGATTGTAATGCCAGCCTGGCACACCCTTAAGATCCTTATCTATAGTAACAGCAATAGCATCGCCGTTACTAGCATATATACCCAATATATCATCAGCTTCTAACTTAGGAAGAATCATATAATCATACTCTTCTATTAAGAAGTCAAAGACATCCTTAAGAAACTCAGGTTTATACGCATCTTCTCTATTTTCTTTATAGCCGGGATACACATCCCGTCTAAAGTTATCAGACTTAGGACAGCTTAGTGCTATAACTGTACCATCACAACAATCAGGTGTCCATTTATTTAATAGTCCTGTTATAAGACTACCTATAGACATAACACCCTCTATATCAGCAACAAATGCAACTTTCCACGCTATAATATCCCCATCAATCATAGCTTTATTAGGTTTCTTCATCATCACTCCAATCTTCTCCCATCAAATCCATAAGATCTGTTATAATTTCACCAGTACTAGGAAAAGTTCCTTCTCTTCTAGCAGTACACACAGCACATGTACAGCTATCGTTCTTTAAATCTGTACATGCAGTAAGCCCACACCATATAGGAATTAAAGTCTTTACTCGCTTTCGTAATGACTTTTCATCCTTATCATTATAAATAATATGATGAAATAAATCCTGTAAGTTTTCTTCATTGCATTCTATAGCATGAGCTAACTCCTCACTTTCATGAGCCCGCCAAGTAGCAGCGGGCAGCGATCTTTTTCCAGGTGACAGGAATAAAAGTATAGAGTTATTCTTAACTCCATATCCTATTTCATTACTGTACCTGCAATCATCAATTATTATACACCTCTCCCAAAACTTATTACCGGCATCTAGAGACGTGGCTTCTTTATCCGTCTCATTAGATACCTCATTAGCTAAGAGATCAACCCAATGGTCTGGGTTATGTGATCTCATTAAAGCCCCTTGTTCTTGACAGTACTCACGGTACTTCTCTGGATTATCAGTCTTTCCATAACCCCTTGACTCCGCTTCCTTCTTTAAAGACCCAGCGAAAGAAAGGAGAACAGGAACCATACCGCACTTAAATACCTCACTAGCTATTACATTAGCTAGCGTTGTTTTCCCAGCTCCCGCCTTTCCAGCAATCAGTATCATTTGCATTTTCTTTTAACTCCTTGTATAAATCATCAGGTAACACATGGTAACCTATATTAAAACCAAGTAACTTAGCTATATCTGCCACACGAATAGTGCAAATATTCTTAGGTATCTTACAGAAAAAATACTTGGTAATTATTTTGTATAATATCACCCTAATAAGGGTCATCTTAACGGGCTCTAAACTATTAAGGGCATCAGAATCTATAGGACACTGACCCAACCGTATAATATAACGAGGGTGCCATGTTTTATGAAGAACATCAGCACGAATCCACTTGCTTTTACCTATCTTACTAACCTGATAAACAAAAGCACAATTCTTATCGTACTCTATAACAATGGCAACATGTTCTAATTCTTTACAACCCATAATATATTTAATAATAGGAGTAAGGAATCTCTCATACCAAGTAGAACCAATCCTTCCCTCATAGAATGCTACATAGGCGGTAGCTTTAATGACATGCCGCCCAGTTGTTACCTATTCGATAGGCTCCATCCATAGGAACAACACATCCAAGATGTTTACCAGCCCTAACTATAGCAGCAATACCCAGCTTTCCTATGTCATCAGCTATAGACGGTTCACATTCTATTTGCCATTCATCGTGAACAGTAGCCATGAGAGCATACCTCCCTTTATATTTATTTTCTAAATCTCTGTGTAAATAACACAAAGCATACTTCATAATAACAGCACCGTCTCCCTGTATCTGAACGTTAAGAGATGAATGCTTAGACCTACAAGGAACCTCACGGTTATCTAGTAGAGTAATAGAATCCTTCTTTGCCACCTGATACTCACAGCTTTCTATAAGTTTCTTTAATGCTGGCATGTTATCAAGGAACCTTTTCTTTAGGGAAGAACCAGCGGCTACTCCCTTGCCTATGATGTTACCTATCTTAACATTTCCAGCTCCGTATATCAGAGCATAGAAGAATGTCTTAGCATCGTCTCTGCTGCTTAAGCCAGCTTGTGTCTGATTGTGTGTATGGATATCACCGTTAATAACTAGATCTCCATACTCACCGTCATCCCAAACAGCCATTCTATTAGCGAGCAGCCTAGCTTCTAATCCGCTAGCATCGATGCCCACTTGAACCCATCCGTCCTTAGTAGGACCGAATAAAGCACGAGCACTGGAGTCACCAGATACCTGCTGTAAGTTAGGCTGACTAGCTGTCATCCTGCCTGTAACAGCACCTTGTGGATTAATACCACCGTGTATATTACCATCACGAGAGATTGAAGCACGAGATATCCAATCGGATACCATACTATTAAGTTTAGTTATATCAAAACTTCTACAAAGCAAGGAAGCTTCTGGATATGAGAGCTTCTTTAATACAGCCTCGTCTACTTTAGGGTTACCTTTATCCGTTAAGGGGGCATCCCAGCCGTACTTAGTCTTAAGTCTCCGAGCTATTTGTTGCCTTGATGTGGGATTAAAATGCTCTACCGAATCCTTTAATTTCTTTCCCGTCTTATTAGACCACCTTTCGGTAACTAAGGGAAGAAAGATCTGGCTAAGGGTATCACCTATCTCAGCTTTCTCCATTAAAAGCTCTTGTTCTAATACCTCAGCAGCCTTAAGATCAAAGCCCATTCCATTCTCTACCTGTTTAGATAGTATAGCAGTAACTCTATGCTCAAGACCTATCATTGTGCAGTTTCTTTGAGCAAAAGCAGACTGAGCTTTCCATACCCTATGATTAACCTCGACATCCTGCTCGCAATACTCTAGCATCTCTTCACAGTACTCATCAAAGCCTAGGGTGTATTCGGATTTATCGCAGCCTAAATGAATACCCCAATTCTTTAGACCGTTTCCCTTTAAGGGATGATTCCTTAGATCAGGATACATAAGCCTAGATATAACTAGTGTATCCATGATTAAAGAAACATCTATAGGTCCATAGAATCTCTCAAGTACAGGCAAGTCATACATCAATATGTTATGACCTATTAAAGTATCAGCTTGTCTTAATAACTCTACACCTTTGTGTATGTCCTGTTCTCTAAACCTTTGAACCTTACCTGTGTGTATGTCCTTAATAACCAGACACCACACCCTTGTAACTTCGGGTCTGGGTCCCTTGTCCACCACAACCTCTCCGAGGCCATTGGCTTCTATATCAAATACAAGTTCCATCATTGTATTCTCCTTTATATATTATTGCGGGGGAATTAAGACATGACCATCATCATTGAGAGCCCAATCTATTTCTTCCATTCTTCCGCTAACTCTATCGTAGTATAAACATGTAGCTATACCAGCCCTACCAGTCAGTCTATTCTTAAGTACTCTAATAGTAGTAGTGTTAGATAAGACAGGATCAGGATTCTGTCTATCTCTTTCAAGAGCTATGACTGTATTAGGTACACTGCTTAATGAACCAGAACCTCTAAGATCCTGTAGTGTGATACGATCACCTTCTTCATAAGCTTTCTGGGTTTTCTTTAGCTGAGAAACCACATCAATTCTAATACCAGTACGAGAAACTAATCCACGCAGTTGTTTCATAATGTTATCTATTAGCAATCGTTCAGAAGAACCACCATCAAAGTCACTCTTATCATTCATTAGACCAGTAGCTGCGGCAGTAATATGATCTAATACAATCACATCTACACCCAAAGATACAGCCATGTATTCAATACGAGCACATAGGTTCTGTAGTCCATTGTTTCCTAAGTGATCATAGATATATAACTCAGTATTACCTAACTCTTTCTTAGCTTCAGCATACTCTTCATCACATAAATCATTAATAGTATCAATTTCAATAGGTTCTTTACCCATCTTTAATCGAAGCTCATTCATAATTTTAGTAGCACGAATAGCACGGACTGGTTTATTTATAAGTAATGATATCATATCATCAACAGTTTCTTGTGGAGATTCCTCTAGCATTATAGCACCAACAGATCTTCCTTCCTCTAAGTGATGAATAATTATCTCTCTTAGTATGGTTGATTTACCTGAGCCAGTACCTGAAGTCCATAGTGTAATCTCTCCACCTCTTTGACCTAATAAGAATGTATTAAGTGATTCAAAGGGGAATGGAAATACATTTATATCATTAGTACTATTAGTTACTACTGAAGATACATGTAGTATTTCATCTGGGCTATATCTTTGGGCTTCCCACATAGCTTGTACAATCTGTTTACTAGCACCGTTCAGAGAACATTCGTTAGCATCCTTGTAAGGTAGTATAGCTATCTTACATTTACCGGGCGCTAATACTTCAGCCACCTGTTGAGAAGCCTCTCGTCCTGGTTCATCCATATCAAACATAAGAATAACTTCTTCATATCCGTTAAGGAATTCTAAGTTATCTCTTACTGATTTAGCTGCACCAGCCGCACCATTTGGTAGGCTAACAACAGGCCACTTGTTATCCAAAAGTTGACTAACTGTCATGCAGTCATACTCTCCTTCTGTTATAACTATACGCTTGCCACCTCTATCTTTCCATAGATGTTGACCAAACATAGTAGGCTTGTGTGAGTCACCTCTCCACTGAAAAGCTTTGTTAGCTCCTCGTAACTTTTGTGCGACGACCTTACCATCTCGGTAGTAATTACTAATCTCTAAACGTTTACCGTCTTTGATTTGAGTATAATAATTATATAGTCTAGCTGTCTTTTCGTTAATCTTTCTATTGATCAACGGCTTGACTTCGCCACTCAAGAAGGTTAAATTCTTTGTTGTCATATGACACTCCTTGTTTTCATCCTGTGTGTTACCATGCTCGTAGTACTTACAAGCAAAGCAGTACTTATGACCATCGTCATATACTGCTAGGTTATCACAAGAGTTGTCCTGCCCACGACTAGCGCAGGCAGGACATTGTTCTTTGTTTATTACCGTAGACATTACTTACCCCCAAGGCATCTTATTCTTAAGCCATCCAAATAATGGACCGCCGATAAGAGCGCCTGCTGCAAATACTACTATGGTATAAAATACTGTTCCCAATAATTCATTCATTTTAATATCTCCTTAACTTTAATTTCATCGTCATTAATTATACGATACACGATTTTACCTGCCCATGCTAATGATACAGCACCCGTGGCTATCACTACAGGCAGAAAGAACCAACTAGCATACAGGGCTAGGGCATAATTTAATACTATAAAAAGAACACCGCCTATGATTGGGCGCCATCCTAAACGACCGCCAGTCAAAACGAGTAGAGCCATGCCACTTAAAGCACAAATCCCACCCAACCAGCTTAACATAGGACTACATCCAGCCACAGCCGTCGTTGATAAAGCAACTGTTGCTTGATCCATTGGACTGCTCGGTGTATTGGTAGGAAACCACGAGGCACACCCACTACAAAGTACTGCAGTAATCAACAGACTTAAATTTTTTATCATTGTTCTCTCCTTACTTTCTTTTCTAACTATCCTCATTCACCATCCCCGTCATCTATAATTGTTTGTCCACCCTCATCATCAAGAATAATTATTTTTGTTCCTTCAGTCATAACTTGCTAACTCCTATAGTAAAGTAACCATTAGAATCCACTGCAGCCCATTGTTTGACAGCATATACTTTAAGTATCTGCTTATCATCATCCCATAATTTACCGTTAAGTACATCAAAAATTGCCTTAAGGTAATTATCTATGTCAGCCCTAGGTGCCGCCAACTTAGTCTTCTTAGGTCGTTTAACATAAATTTCTACATCCACTGCTAATGATGATTCGAAAGGAATGAATCCATCCCCTAATACATCGGGCACTATGTCTATCATAGCAGTACGAAACTTTTTATAAGGCCCGGTGAAGTAGGCCCCATGTCGTGAAACACGGGGTCTACTTGCAGCCACAGGGCTAATAGGGAACGACCATTCCATTAGAATGGGATGTCGTCAGTTGCATCTGTGCCATCATCGGCAGTAGTTACAGTTGTAGTAGCCTTGTAAGTAGAGCCGTCGAAACCATCAGTAGCTTCGAAGCCTCCACCCTCACCACCCATTTCATTCTTCTCAATTATTTGACAACCATTAAGAAAGAAACTCATTGAGTTATCTCTTGTCAGTGTGATAGGAGCCAACCGTAGTCGAACCTTATCTCCACCATATGGAGTAGCCTCAGTAGCTTCAGCACTTGCGTCTCGGCAAGGGAATACTTTAATATCCTTCTTAACAAAGTTCTTAGACTTAGCTTTAAGCAAGGTAACGCCTTCATCATCAGTGCGAAGACCGTTAATCTTAGTAGCTCCAGCTTCTGCCATAGCTTTGTCAAGTTGTTTCTGAAGAGTATCATCAACAACAACAGTTATGTTATGGTTAGCTGAGTCCTCTCCGAATTTTACATCATGTGCATGTAGGTGTGACCACCTTACATCAAGTGTTTCCGTTGTAAACGGACGTACTTTATTCGCCATCATTATCTTCTCCTTTTGAATCAGATTTTTCTTTGCTATCAGCAGCTCGCTTAAGCATTTCTTCTAACGAGCTACGAATGCCGCTAGTAATTTGTTCTAATACTTTAGTTAACTCTGTTAAATACAAAGCAACCTCAGCACACGAGACATAAGATTGTCCCTGGTTTTCTTCAGAAGCTAGCTTCTCTTTAGATTTTTTAGCTTCTTCTTTCCATTCTTGATCAACATTAATTGCATCACTCATTAATCCATTACCTCCAAATAAGGTTTACCATTCTTAACAATACCTACGCCATTAACGGGCTTGCGTAGAAAGTTTCTACTATAATACATCAAAGGGTGATCTTTGTCAACCCCCCCAGGTACATTCATTCCGAATAATTTCTCTCCGGTAGGACCAGCGGTATAAAGTATACCAGCTGTTGAATGTACATGACCAGCTACTGCATTCTGCATCCTAGCCTTAGCTGTATTGAATGCAGGACACAAGCCACTGCTTGCACCAGTTCCGTGATAGTAATAAACATCATCAATGTGATGTTCATAATCCCAGTCCCATCCAGGTGTATCATATACATCGGGATAGTCTCTTAGATACATAGCAGGTATGCCGCTACTAGCAGCAAGTCTATGCACCCGTTCGTCATGATTACCTATACATACATAAGCATCGGGAAATGCTTTGTACCATTGTCGTAAGGACTTCATGGCTTTTGTGTATTCCTCAACAGCACCATCGCTATCAGGATTCTTTTGATGATAAGATATAGCATGATGATCTAATATATCACCTATAAACACAACCGTAGTTGTCTTATACTTTCTTTTCATCGATCGACAAAACTTTAAATAGTCCGATCGTTCGGCAGGTAGGTGTAAATCACCTATAACTAAAACATTAGCCATTGTTACCCTCCTCAAAAGGCAGGATAATATTTGCTTCGATATCCACGTTACCGGGAAGATTATTATCTTGCTCAAACTCTAAAACTAAATCATTCATAAACACTTTGTATAATAACTCTGAAGGAAAGACAAGAGTAATAAACTTCTTGCCTCGCATCTTAGCTAATTCACTACAGTGTTTAACACCTAGTTGTATGTCTCCTTCGCTCTCAATAAAGATATGCATCTTGCTTCTCCTTATGCAAAGAAGTATTCAGAATCTAAAACGTCAGCTATAATCAAAGCACCACGCTTGGGTACTTCAGGTAGCATAACACCTAGTTGATTCTGTACATCCTTCTTGAAATTTTCTAATGGATTATCATTATGAATTTTCAAGAACTCCTCTCTGAGTATATCTCTCATGTCATCTACAAAATTAGCATGACAGCCATAAGAATCGTGGATGAAACTTAGACTGAACACACTCATATGTAACAACCTAACTAATGTTAGGAACATGTGAGCAGCATCCAAACTGTGAATAAAATTCGGCGCTATTGCTTGTAGTGCCGACCGTTTGTTCACGTCTGTAGTTGGTATAAAGAAAGAGAGTTCCTTATTCCCAAACAACTTAGCTACCGATCTTCTTGAATTAACTTGGTTGTAATAATGAACAACCTTAAATCCAGAAGGGGTAGTATATTCTATATGTTTATTTAAATCATTGGCTATACCAACGACCTCTTTTAAATATTCTTTACCCCTGTTAGGTTCGGCTAAACATTTATCCATGCTTGCCTTTATAGCTCTAGCTAATTCAACTATAGCTCCCCCTTGTTTATCTTTAGATACCCAGTCAAGGTGACCTTCTACTTTTAAATACTTTTGTATTCCATAAAATGTTAAACCATATGGGTCACACATAGTAGGACGTTTAGCAACAGCCCTATCTATAGAGCCATTCCAATGTTCCAGAAAAATTTTGCACCATTTTTTTTCGGTTTTATGTAGTAAACAATAGTCTGTTACTGAGTCAGCAACAAACTGATATAAATCCTGAGGTTTCTTTGAAGGAATGACACAAGTTTTCTCAGCTATTAAAGGATCTCCCATAATAGCAGACCAATGCTGAGAACCATTACACCTACCATCTAACTGTACTGGTAAATAAGACATGCCATCCTCTCTACATATATTCTTTATAGCAGCTAACCTTTGAAAAGATTTATTCTTTTTCTTTCGTTGATCTATCCACTCATAGTTCTCATAAGGATTATCGTTAATACGTTTTATCATATCCCAATTATCATCGACCCATTTAACACGAGACTCGAGTGTGCCCTTGTCTTGGTCAAAGAGCCCAGCTAAGCTAACCTTTAACCACCAAAGACCTCTAGCTGTAAGCTTTACAGGATTAGCAAACTTAACTAAGCCTTTATCAAAGTCAGAAGACTGACAACTAAGCAGTTCACATATAGTATAAGCCCGTCCCCTAAAATCTAGAGTATATACTTGATAAAAATACCCCCACTTCTTAAGGTCATTAGCTAATTGTAATCTAATTAACATACGTCCACGAGATTGTTCTTGTCTATACCAGTCCGACCACGCTTCCTGTCTACGCTGACACCATATAGCTTTATCTACTTTAGTACCATCAGAGGGATACTCCACATTATACATAAACTCTTCAAAATTATAGGCAGGAAGATTAGCAACACACATATTATTTTCAAACATGCTTGTCATAACTTCTAATACATCCTCATTAACAGCCCATTCAGTTAACATTAAACCATTGAGTCCATCTAATACTAAGCTAGATGGAACAGAAAACTTCTGATCCTTAATATCATCACCCCAGTAGTTAGATTTATATCTCTGTACTACAGGCTTACGCATATCTCTGTGTATATACCCACCACTAGACGCTTCGGTATGTAATTCAGGAGGCGTAAGCATAGGCCTATAGACTAGAGTACTAGTCTGTAGTAACGCATGTTTGTTGTGTAGTTTAGATAGTATAGAAGAATGAAACTCTACAAAGCTATACTTCTTATATAACCTACCCCGTCTAACAGAGCGAACCTCCATGTTTATTATATTACTAGTCGCAGCTATACGTAACATGTTATGCCCAAAGTTATGCTTCTCTTTTATACCAAGTTTAATATGTTCGCCCATCTTTTTAGAAAAAGCTTTACATCTTTTCTCTGTCCAGTTTTTAATGAACTTGGATTGACTCATCCAATCGCTTTTGTTATTACTCTTAGCATTCTGATAAGATATTATATCTGAACTATCTTGTGCTATTAAATTAGCAACTGTCTGAGCTAGTGGTGCGTTATGAGTATCATCTTCTAGTGTATGTCCCCAGAAATTAGAAGAGAACCAACATCTCATGACAGCTCGTATAGTTATATCGGCCATCTTAGATGCACCCAATTCTAGTAGAGGTCTTACCCAAGACGGTGTCTTAGTTGAAGACACGGCATTATCTATCCACTCTTGATAAGTATCTCTTAATTCTTTAACAGAAGAATCAAGAAGCTCTTGTTCTGGAACACCCTCATCAGGTGCTCTATTATATTCATCCCAATATTTAGAACGACTATACATAAGTACTTGTTCTTCATACTTTACTTGAGCACCCCGCCTTTTACTCTTAGTTACATCTGTTTCATTAGCCCACTTCAAGAGTTGAGTTCCTCCATACCTTTATCGAATTCTTCTTTAGTTATTCTTCCGGTAGCTAAATCATATTTCAATCCCCACTCTTCTGTCGAACAACCATGTGGTCTAGGTGCGTCTCCCTTACCAGCACCGCTATCATTCCACGCTGTTGGACTCCACCCTTCTTTGGCTTGATTATAGCCATCCCCCTCCTTGTCTCTTTGTCTCCTCATTAGATTCTTAGGATTATGCGGATCGTTCTTTGGCTTACGGGCTTCGCCATCTTCTTTAATAAATCTACCATCTTCTCTATAGTCTAGTCCCATTACATCTCCACAGGTTTTTATGTACATTAAAATTAAAATTATAATCACTAGCCATATTCTTAAAGGCATTCGATCATGTTCAGGATCAGTCATAGGTATATTATACCATACTTTTTTGATTTGTCAAGTAAAAACTTCCCATTTTCTATAAATATATTTCGGGGTGGGTTAGCTGCTTCTCTATATTTAACTGTGCACTCCAGCTGCCCACCCCTACTTATATTATTGTTACCTCTTCGATTGCGGTCGATTCACAGTGTCGAAGTTAACCAGTACAGAACCCCGTTAAGATAAATATCTACATTTGCAATAGGCTCTACACCTGGAATCCTGTAGATAAGTGCTGACCGACTTGGGCTAAAGGGAAAGGTAACATTAGATTGTCGCGGAGAGCCTCCCATTGGTAGGGGTTCAACCTCGCTAGGCTCTTGATCCGCTATTAAAGCGTGGATTGGTGGGGGAGCAGTCATTTGCAGTGCCTTGCGGTTTCATCCTGCTTCGGTACCTTAGGCGATTGACTACTCCCCCGTAGATTGTAGATGGGTTACGCCCATCACTCGGGACTTTTGCCAGCCGTCCAAGGCTACGGTTCTACTTTTTTTATACACCACCGTCCGCGAGCAGTGTTGCTAGTTTACACTAGCGTCAGTGCCTTTCGCATCACACGAGTAGAGTCTCGGCTCGCATCA